AACTGGAAACGCTTGTGAGAATTGCAAATACCCTCCATGTTTCAACGGATATGTTGTTACAGGATGTTGCCACCTATGCAAGTGACGGCATTGCTTCCGAATTGTCGATGGCGATTGCGAAATTGCCTCGCAAGGAGCAAGAAAAGATCCTCAATGCCATCCGTGCATTAACTGAATAATCCTAGAGAGCTGTTTCGGCAGCTCTCTTTTTTGTTCGCCAAATTGCGAGGGACTTCGACAAACCTAATATATTATACTCGTTCCCGTAGAACTAGTAACCCTTTCTGCGAGGGTTATTCTACGTGCTGTGGCCACGGCAGAAATACACTAAAAAAAGGACTGAGTATTTATGAAGACAATTGAGCAATTTGCAGAGCAATTCACCAGCCGGACAATTCTCACCACAATGGCAGATATCTTCCGGCAAAACAACAGGGACTTTTTCGATGACGAAGTGCGTATGCTTGCGGCGGTAGCAACCCTCAAGAAGGAACTTCCGTCAGATTTCTCCCCATCCGTTGACGCATACATCCAAGCCCACGAAACTGATGTCCTGGCACAAATCGTCTATGCCGGTTATAACGGCTTTCAAATCAACAGCGATAACTTCCACGCACCCTTTGGCATTGATTTCACTCGGTGGGAATTTTTCGATATTGCCAAGGAGCATATCATCGGACACTTCCCGGTTAACTACGAAGCCAATGCTGTAATAGAGGCTTTCTTCAAGGCTCTGCCGGAGGAGCTTCGGGAGTACGAAACACATATCAGCGAGTATTTCACCCACTTTGAGTGCGCCGGTCCCAAGTTGGCTCACTACGCAGGGTATATGCTCGGTAACCGACTGCTGCCTTGGCTTGAACCTGGATACCGGGTGGATACAATTCAAACGATGAAATACGAAAGAGAAATGGAAGAATACTGCGGGTACTTACCTATATAACGCAAAAATACCCCCAAGCAAAACCGGTAGTGAACCGGTAATGCTTGGGGGTATAGATTAGTTGGGAATCTTCAGTTTCCAACCGGAGTAGATGGTGTTGGACTTGAGTCCGTTCAGTTCCTTGATCTCCGGATATCTGGAGCCATTACCCAGATACTTCTTGGCAATATCCCAAAGGGTATCACCCTTGACTACGGTATGGACTCGGTAGGTTTCCTTCGTAGTCTCCTTCATAGGATAGATAGCAATGCCGTCATTGGTGAATACGAAAGTGCCAGGATTCTTGTCAGCAGCATTCTTGGCATTAGTAAGGATGCGGTATGCGCCAACCTGGGACTTGCTATCCTTCCAGATCTTCCGTACACGATAGTAGCCTTCGGTCAGCTTCTCGGGATAGGTGGCCGGTTTAACGGTGGTTTCCGGCTCGGCAGGAGCAGTTTCCTCTTCCTTTTCCTCTGCGGACAGAAGCACCCTGACAGCCTCCCGGAAGGTGTCCATAGACTTACCGTGCTTGGGGAACCAGTGCATTACATCGCCGTGATTGGAGGCGATACCCCTGCGGTAGCCTTCGGAGTGACAGATGATATCCTTCTCAGTCAGACCGTAGAGCTTGCAGAGATATACACAAAGCTCCACAGCTTCCTGATAGACCTTACCGAAGTAGCTGGCATCAGCAAGACCGTCCTCACAGATTTCAAAGCCAATGTGGGTGTTGTTGGCAGATCCACCGGCGTGCCAGCCCCGGTGATCCCAGGGCAAGGTCTGATAAGTAGCAATGGTGCCGTCCTTCAACTTACCGATGAAACCGTGGACGCACACCTCTCTGCCGCCGGGATGGTAGGTATTCCAATGGTTATTGTACTGGTTTACGCCCAGCAGACCATCATCTGGACCCACATAGCGGCGAAGGTTGGGGTTATTGGCACCGGTTGAATGCACCATAATGCCCTTAACGGTAATCTTTCGTCCTGCCTTATAGCAGGCATTTTCCGTAAAAAACAGCTTATGCAGATTCATATTACTTGCCCTCCTTAGTAGTGTTGTTGGTCAGCTGCTTAACCACCTGGTTGGTACCGGTGGCAGACAGGCCACTGGCAGAACCAAGCACGATGGCAACCAAAAGGTTCTCCGTGCCCATTACACCGGGAACACAGTAAAATGCCACCACACCACAGATTGCGCCCAACACACAGGCGATCAGCGGAATGAAACGCCGGAACTTCTCATCACCGCCCATTGCGGTCTTGACAATGTCGATGATGGTGTACACAATTGCCGCCAGTGCGGGGATCGTAGTAAAACTGGTCATAAAAATTCCTCCTTATTTGTGTGCTTGTTTGTTGATGTGCTTTTCGATTTGGTTAATGGCATCCGTCACAGGACCATTGCAGCCTTGTTCCTTCAAGCCCATAAGGCAAGCTAAGATTCCGTGTACCAGCACGGTCTGCTCTTCCTTAATGGCCTTGATGTCCTTATCCTGCTTTTCTTGCTTCAGAAACCATTTGTGGACGGCGAAGATTGCCCCAAACACTACGCCTAGCGCAGTGATGGCAGCAGCTAAAGCCGTGATATTGATTTCCATTGGCGTTTCCTCCTTTTGATTTTGGTATGAAAATAGGCACCCCAAGCGGAGTGCCTAAAATCATTATGTGAGCCATTCCGGTTTGGCCGGTATGGTTTGGGTTAGTGTTCCATCCAGCCAATCACGATACCAGTTCTTCAGTTCCTGCCGTTGACAGTCTGTAAGGGTGTCATACCAAAGCTGACCACGATTGATCACGGAGAAGCATTCCTGCTCCCGGAGCAACCGGTAGTCGGCAATTGCCTCCGCTTGAAGCAGAACAGTATCCTGTTCGCTGTCAAAGATCGGTGCTCCATCTACCAGTTTGTATGCAGAATAATGCTCTGCAAAATGAGCAAGATCTTTCGGCTCCGGAATATCAATGCCGCCTACGAGGTTGCCGACGAAAGCGAAGCTGGCAATGTAGCCCTTATCGTTGAGTAATACCTGCATAAAAGCCTCCTTAGTTGATGCCGTACACATTCGTGATCACACCTGCATAACTGGAAGCACCATAAGCAAGAGTCACCGTTGTACCGGAGTATGAAAGGTTGAAGGTTAGGTAATTGGTCTCGTCAGCCACCTGGTACTTTGTTGCTGTGGTAGTCAGCTTTGCCTTGGGTACTGTCAAGGAAATCAAGCCTGCCGATGACTTTGGCTTTGCGATGATGACATAGAAGTTGTAATTGCCGTAGTTAAAGGTGGTCGATCCGGAAGACAGCGAACCACTGTACAGAGATGTTACGGACACACCTAAGTTGGATCTTGCACCGGCTGCGGTAGTTGACCCAGTACCACCATTGGCTACCGGAATGGTCGAGCCGGAGTGATACACTGAATAGCGGGTGCCGGGGTGGGTTGCTGTGGCACAATTGGGTGTAAAATAGAGAGTCCCGTTGTAAGCATAGAGACGATCAAACGCAGTGCTGCTTCGATAAAAATTGATGCCCTCTCCCGCCGAATCCACAGCGTCCCCAAAATACATAGCGTTAACACCTATGATGTCGGAGTTAGCAAGGCTTAGACCATAATTGCCATCAACTTTGTACTGATTTCCCGTGGTGGTTACGCGGCTAGGTGTAATTGCCTGACCTCCCACGATGGCCGTTGCTGCGGCCGCAGCCGTTGTTGCCCCCGTACCACCTTTCTCAACCGGAAGCGTACCGGTAATGTTTGCCACCGGAAGAGAGCCGGACAGCGATCCTGCCGACAACATTCCGGTTACCTCCACAGCACCATCCACCACAGCATCCCCCACCACGTGAAGGGCAGCTTCCGGCTCTGGCGTGTTGATGCCCAACTTCTTCTTTCGCAGTGCGATTAGAGGTGTACCTTGAGGGATAACATAGTACAGATCCAAAGAGGACAGCGAGTTCAGCTGATCCCGCACCTGCAAATGGAAATCATACGAGGTATTGGCATCCAGGGAGCATAGCTCCAAATTAGAGAAGTTGAAGTTTGTACCACTCCTGGTCGTGCTTGATAGAATGCTTGTATAAGAACCATAGCTTGTCTCGCTTGTTGGCTTATACCTGTATCGCACATAAAGCAGACTGTTATTCTCAGTTGTAGCTGGCTTTATCGAAGATATGCTGCCATTAAAAATGAGCTGCATTTCCGCTTCGATATCGTTGGTTCTGCGCAGGGTTATCGACTTGATCTTCGGCTTTGCGTATGCAAGCACCGTAATGTTCCGAGTGTAGCTCACCGGATAGCCACGGGAGTCTGTTGCGGTAACCACAACCTCCAAGCTACCCGCCTTTGTGATTGCGCCCAGGTTGAGTGCGGCACCGGTGGTATT